ACAAAGGTCCGGTTTTGACTGCGAGTCCGGACTTGAACTCTTCATATTTACATTGTTAATCTGCTTTACGACACGCTGGATGATTAATCCAACGCGAAGTACCATCCCGCGACACTTATCAAGGATGGTTGGGCATAAGCCCATATGTGTTGTGCCACCTCTCTTGGAAAGAGGTGACGAATGGGGGTGGCGTACCACATGAGAACGTGTCGAGCTCTCAAATCCCCACGGAACCCCTGAGCCATATCTGCAAAAAACTCAGGGGCATAATAGACGTCTGGAAAACCACCATCTGCGAGCACAAGTTTGTAGTACTCATGGTCTAAAGCCACTTCCAAATCGTCCGGATCCATGCGTGTTTCATGAGCGAGTTCAAAATGATCTTTATACAGACCCGCTCGAGGCGGATTGATAAAGTCTTCCTCAGTAATCACGCAAGCCTCCATGACATCCCAGAACAATATGTTCAATGCCTTAACAAGATCAGCTCTTTTATGTTCAATTTCAGCTAATCTCATATTACGCAAGAACACAGCCCCCATACATGAATTTACAACTGCAGAACGTCTAGCAAGTAGAATCAAATCGTCATTCCTATTCTGAACTGGAACTCGTCCAGATTCAGGAAACAAAAGCATGACAGAATTGGTCTCCTCGTAGCGTTTCAACAGCTGCTCATATGTAGGGATCTCCAAAATGTCGCAAACTTTGAATCCATAGTCAAACTCCTTGTCCACCTCCTGGGCTATTTGGTTCGCTTGACAAACGAATTCTTCAAATCTCTCCTTTCCATGCAAGAACATCTCTTGAGCAGCACCTGACAAGACGTCAGCTAAATATGCAGGTTTCGACAGTGGAGTCTTAGCGCGAAATATATGCAAGCGCTTATATACAGAAGATTCCACCAATGGACCTACCACAGCACCAATGTCAGGATCAAATACAAATTTCCTTTTCAAAAATTCACATTCGTCTAGAGACACAAAAGGGACAGATTCACTTTCCTTATCAGCCATAGTGTAAACCATGCCAATCTTAGCCAATTCTTGTGCGATGACTGAATGGTTCATCTTCTTCTCACAAGGTGAAATGCTCATAATGTTATCATCACCATAACACAATAAATGAACAACCTCGGAAAAGGGAGGCACACCTTCATCATCTTCATGCAAAGAATAATAGACATATCGAAGAACAAGACGATTACCGTCATTGTTAACTTCGACAGTCAGTGAATGGCCAGAAGGGTTCGATCCCGAAACCTTGATTATCGTCCCAAGCATCTCATAGCAGGGATAGCAAATTTCAGTTGCAATTCCTCTGACAACCATGATGTCCTCTTCGTCAAAACCAGCAATCTCCAATATGTAAACATAATACTCAAAGACTGCCATCATGACTTCAGGAGACAATCGCTTATCAAAGGCCTTGAAATCTCCATTCACCATCCTGTCTCGCCAAGTGAAAAACTTTGAAAACTCGTTCCAGTCCTTGCCAGCTGCATTACAACCGACTGCCGACTCAAAAACAAGTGGATACTTCTTGCGAGCAGCCATTAAAGGCAAAGTGTACATACGCATCAACACTGTGAAGGCAACTTGAGATCCAGCAAACACACGAATCTTGTGGTCATCCCACTTCTTGTGTGTAATAGGTTCATCCTTCAAATTACCTCTAAAAATTGTGCTAAT